AGTCGGATCCGATTGTGATTCCGGCAGAAAATAAAAGGGAGAAAGCTCTGGAACTGGCGAAAGAAGGAAAAGGTGCTGCGGAGATTGCGCGGTTGATCGATGCAAAATACAGTACCGTGTATTCCTGGCTGAATCCGGATAAGTGTAAGAAACCAAAGCCGGAAAATAAGACAGCCAGTAATGCGGACCGGCACAAATGCAGGACCTGTATGTTCCGGGCAACAGGAAACACAAGGGGAGCTGGCTGTTCCTATATCGAGATAACAGGGCACAGCAGAGGATGCTCCGTGGAAGAGTGCAGCGTGTATCAAAAGGGAAATGCGGTGTCGAAGCGGAAGATGAAAAAATTTTATGAGTAGGTGGCAATATGGCTAAGAAAATGAGCAAGGAAATGGAATGGCGCACTCAAGGAATGATTTATGCATTAAACATTGCAAAGAAAGACGGAGTGGAAGCATTGGAAAAGGATATCCGTCAGAGAGGATTCTTAAGAGCGCCACTTTCCTACAGCAATAAGCAGTTGGAAGAGTTCTGGGAGTTCCTGTCAAAGAATCTGTATGCAACTATGCTGACAGTGGTGTGTATGACACTGCATGATCAATTCGGGTATGGTAAGAAAAGGCTTCTTGGATTCAAAGAGAAATTCGATGAGCTGACCAAGAATGCAACGAATCTGGACTATCTTGGTGAGCATTATGTAACCCTTGAAGATTATGCAGTGTACCTGAATGAAGAGTTTGACCTCGGTATCGATACGGCGAGGGTAGCAACCTGTCAGGAAAGTTATGATGAACATGATGAGAGATTCCGGGCGGCAGATATTGAAGAAGTCCTGAAAGTACTGCGAGAGGACGGATATGAAGAAGCAGCGGAATTTTTGCAAGGAAAGTTGAGGTAAGAAGATGTTTATAAATCTGACAAAGACAGAGGTTGAAGAGACGATCACCGCATTGGAAGATATCCAGACGTATCTGGAAGAAAACGGGATGGAAGACTGTACCAGATGCAACTTGGAGATTGTGAAAAGTGTAAAAGGACGACTCATGAAGGAACTCTTAATACAGGTGATGTGAGGTGTTGGAATGATACGGATTGTCAGTAAGATTAAATACCAGGGCAAATGCGATGCATGTGGAATTGGAATTACTTGCGAGAAAGAAGATGTTACAAACGTCCAGGTTGGAATGAATGAGCTTGGGAACTTCGTGGAATGCCCGAGCTGTGGAGAGAAGATTCGGGTTACAGAATATATGGAGCAAATACAGAAAAGGCGGGGGGGATAGATGAAATCGAATGATACAGGGAATATTGCAGAATTGATTGAGATGCTTCGGCAGGATGCGGTAGAAAAATACAAGAAAGAGCATGGGTGGATTCCAATTACAGAGAGAATGCCAAAGGAAGAGGAATACATTCTGGTTTCGTTTGAAAATTATACACTTCCGGACATTGGAAGATACGAAAATGACGGGAACGATAAGTTTTATCCTGGAGATGATGAGGAAACCTATGCAAGTTATGGATTGATTGTGAATGCCTGGATGCCGTTGCCGAAACCGTATAAGGAGAATGATTAGTGAAGAAATTAAAATTATGTCCGCTCTGCGGAAAAAAACCAATAATAGAACATTGGTCAAGCGGTGGAAGAATGTATATGCTCAAATGCAATAATCCAAACTGTCCGGTGCCGGTAACATCTTATCCGACAGGGCACAATTTGGATGAAGTAATTGCGGAATGGAACAGGAGGATAGACGATGGGAAGACTGATTGATGCAGATAAGCTGATGCTCCACTTGAATGATTATGCTTTGCAAGAAGCTCCGTTCGGACGCAATGACAGTAAAAATCAGAAAGAAATCTACGAGACAATAAAAGAGTGCATGAAAGCGGTAGAAGAACAGCCGACAGCGTTTGATGTGGACAATATTGTCTCTAACTTAGAGCAGCTAAAGCTAGATGGAGCTTGTAACAATGAGGACTGCGTATATTGCAAATATCTCAATGAGTGCTGGGATGGAGATATGAGTGAAGAGCACGCTATAGATATGGCAATTGAAATCGTGAAAAGAGGTGGCCTGGATGAAAGTTAAGATCGAAGACTTCTTAGTAGCAATGGGAGATTATTGCAAAGAACATGATGTTGGCGAGTGCTGTCCGGAAAATTGCAGACTGAGTGTAGACCATGATGATCCGGGCAATGGCACAGAGTATAACGGATGCATTATGTTTGGGTGCGAGCATCCGAAATACGCCAAGATGGTGAAAAAAGAAATTCTGAAGTACATGAAAGAAAAGGGGAAAAACAATGATTAAAGGCAAAGCAAAAATGGAGTTCGGAACAGGTGATATCAGAATGACTGGCGCTTTGAGCGGTGGCATCGGAGCATTGTGCTGTATTACACAGGAACCACATGAGATAGGTGAAAAAGCTCCAGTTGAAGATGCATGGGATACAGAGCAGGCGGAAGTTATCCTGACATTCACAAAGACGGAAAGCATAGATGCACTCATAGCAGAATTGCAAGATGTAAAAGCAATGATGGATGGAAGTTATCCATTTGAGAATAGAAGAGTCAGGCAAAAAGATTTAGATTTTGACGCCTTCATGCATATAGAGAACGACCGAATTTATCATGATTTCATGAAGAAAGGCAGAGAAT